GCTGCTAACTTGGTAGACGAAACTCGCGTACAAGACGGCAACTTGAACTTTAACACAATCTTTGGTGGCAAATTCCGTCTGATTATGACTCGCGCTAATCAAATGATTTCTGGTGCAGCTTCTAATGACTTAAACGCTCGTTCTGACAAGTGTACTTTTGTTATTAACCCTGCAGCTGTTACAGCGGCTCCTGTAAACGTTCCTACTCCTGTAGAAGTAGACCGTGATGCAGCTTCTTATACTGGTGGTGGTTCAACTAACATCTGGTATCGCTACGGCTTTATCATGCATCCAAATGGTTATGATTGGTCAGGCGCTACTAACGCGTTTGCAACCAACACAACTCTTGGTGCTGCTGCCTCTTACACCCGTAAACAAGCAGCGTTGAACTTGGACATTTTGCCCATTTTCCACTCCTAATTAAATCTCGGAGGAACTAATGACACTAACTGTAAACACAAACAGCTATGTAAGTGTAGCTGATGCAGATACTTACTTTGAAACTCGTATTGATAGCGCCAACTGGACTGCTGCTTCTACTACCCTCAAAGAGTCTGCGCTTGTGACAGCTACTTTTCTAGTAGATGATCACGCATGGATTGGTTCTGCTGTTAGTTCCTCTCAAGCTTTGGCATGGCCTCGTAATAACGCCGTCTATAATGATACTCGACTAGGACTTAATATTACTCTTGGTAACACTGTGATTCCTAGTCAAGTTAAAGAGGCTGTTTACGAGCAAGCTCTTCACTTAGTAGATAATGAAGATGTTTTACAAGGTCAAGGGCAAACTTTTGAATCTATTTCTATTGGTTCTATTGCTCTTTCTGATTCTAACTCTTCGTCAAATATTCCTATGAAACCTTCTTTAGTATTAAAGAAAATTAGACCTTTGCTAAACAAATCCTATGCTATGGGTACAGGCTCAAGTTGGTGGAGGGCTAATTAATGGGAATTTCTAAGGCTAAAATTAGAGGCGCAATAACTAAAGCCTTTAGTGCAGCAGGAGAGTTAGTTTCTACAGCCAGTCTTTCTAACAAAGTTACTACTTCTTATAATTTTGCTAACGGAACCACTGGAACAACTAGCGCCACTACTTCTGTAAAAGTTATAATCACTAATAAAAAATTAGTTGAGGGAAGAGCAATTTATACTGCAATTTTAAAAACAACTGCGGATATAGATGCGTATGACACCTTAACTATTGATAGTGATGTTTATAATATTACTGACACAGAAGATAACGGGTTTGTTATTACTGCTACTTTGACTAAGGAGGCATAATGACTTATGATAACGCTAGAAAAGCAATAGAATACATGTTCACTAAAGGTTATTGGATAGGACAAAATATTAACGTATACCCTGATAACTACCAAGGAACTATCGCTAATCATAACGAGTTTTTAAGAATAAATATTTTACCTTCTAATTCTTCTTCTAATTACGGTGGAAGTAAAAACCTTGAAGGTTTAGTTATAATTTCTATTTATGTTAAGGCTGGAGAAGGCCAAAAACGTATAATGCAGATTAGTGATATTTTAGATATTCTTTTGCAAAATAAAAATACATCTGCCACTATTGGTGGAGAAACTATTAAAGGCCCAGAGCTTGGTGCTTCTTATTTAACTATAGGAGGCTTAGATACAGCTAACAAAGCACTTTACAGTGCAAAATACACAATACCATTTCAATCTTATGGAGAATAAATAAATGGCTCATATTTCCGATCTTCGCGCAGGTATTTTTACTTACCTAGATATTTTTAAAGGTACACAACCTACAGCGGCTCTTTCCGACACCCCTGCAGAGTGTGCTGCTCTTTTTGTAACTCCGACGGCTGGACACGTTGTTCGCCTTCCAAGTGTTCGTGAGTTTCCCTCGATTGGTACACCTGCAAACATTGTAAACGTACCAGTTTATGGTCAAGCTACCTCTTCACAGGTTCAAGGCCAATCAGACGCACCTAACTTAGAAGTTACTGTTAACTACAATGCCAATGACATGGAGCAATTCCATACTATGATTGGCGATCCAGTTATCTTTCGCTTTATGATGTGCTCGGCATCTACTACAGAGACCGCCGCTGCTGCTGCTACTTTAGCAACACCTAACACTGAATTTTACTTCCGTGGTAAAATCGAGGCTATCTTAGTTAACCCAAGTCTCACAGATGCTACTACTGCAACTATGACACTTTCAACACAGTCTGATTTCTTTGGCCCTGCAACTATTGCAGCTAGCTAATAGAGATCGCTTAAGAGGGGATCCTTCGGGGTCTCCTCTGACTTATCCCAGATAGAAAGTAAAGAAATATGGAAAAACCATTTAGTAAAAGTTTTGTTATGAGGACTACCTTTCGCCATATGAGGCGAAGTGTAGATATTAGTATTCGTAAGAGTTTTGAAAGATTTCAAGACTTTGAAAATGATTCTGATACTGGTAAAGAAATTATGGAAACACTATCAGTTCTTCATACCGTAAGAAAAATAATGGATGACTTTCAAGAAGAAAATAGTCATTTGTTTACCGATAAAGAAAAATTAGAATAAGTTAGGAGATAATTATGAAAAATTTAGTTAATAAGGTAATTACCGAATCTACAATGTTTATGGGCGAAGAAGTCCAAGTTAAAAAGATGTCTGTAGCTGAAGTATTCAAAGTACAAAAACTTGCAGACAAACATGGCAAAGCAAAAAACAAGGAAGAAGGTCAAATGGCTCTTCTTCGAGACGTACTGCGTCTTTCTGTAATCGGTGCAGACGAACTAACCGATGAAGAATTTAATAGTTTCCCTGTTGCAGAGCTAACAGAGCTTTCTGATAAAGTTATGAGTTTATCAGGACTTGGCTCTGGAGCCGCAGATGTGGGAAACTAACTCCCGAAGAAGAAAATCTTTTTGAGGTTGCCTATAACCTAGGGCTACCTGTTTATACAATACAGAACGAAATGGACTATACTGAATTTGTAAAGTGGTGTTCTTTTTTCCAAAGAAGGCCGATCGGTTGGAGAGAAGATCAAAGAACTTACATGCTCCTCAGCGCTCAAGGTTTAAAGGAAGAACCAGAAAAACTCTTTCCTACCCTTAAGGCTTTAAAGGACCATATTCCAACAGACGTTAAATCGTTACCAAAAGGAAAGTTTCTTGAAAGAATGCTAACTGCTAAAAAGGGTGATAACTCTGGTTGGAACCCTCCGTGGTTGAAAGGAAAGAAATGAGTGAACTAGTAACTATTAAAGTTAAAAACTTTCAAAAAGAATTAGACAGAATAGAAAAAGAAGTTAACGAAATAGGTACCCAACACTCTCATCAAATGATTGATAAGGCAACCTTAGAACTCAGAACAGTTACTCCTATTGATACAGGCGAAGCAAGGGGCGGCTGGGTTAACACTAAAACAAAAGATCTACTAGGAAATAAAGTAGGAACGATCACTAACCCTGTAGATCACATAACTGTCCTTAACGATGGACATAGTAAGCAAGCACCTCGATTTTTTATTGAACAAGTGCTTTCTAAAATAGGCATTATTACCCCAG